TGTATAAAATGTGAATTATTTTTTTTTATGTTTGCTATAACTTTTAGGAACAACCTACTATGTTTAAGAAAAACCCTACTGCGTTTAATGATTACCCTACTGCGTTTAACGAATAGAGTAAGTGCCTTTGTTAAATCCCTCTAAAGCGTATTGAGCTGCGTAACGGATTGAGTCGATGCAGTGATTAAATTTATCGACAGGTTTTGTTTGACCTTTAGTTGCCCAAACATAATTATTTAATTCTTTGATAAGATCCGTAGAGTCAGGATCTATTATTAAATCAAAGTCTTGAAGTAATGCAATACCAGATAGAATAGACCCACTGCGTTTAATGGTCGGTCTAATGTTTACTCCCTTCGCCTTGACTTCTTTGATAAGTCTCGGCTCAGAGTTATCTGATATTATTAGTTGAGGTCCTGCATATCTTATGTTAAAGTCTGCTATCTGTGATGTAGATAATCCTGCCTTACAATACATCACTTTACAAAAGATACGCCTACCTTTTTTATCTATACTGAGTTTAGTAAGAACAGTCGGATCAATACTAAATCCAAAGTCTTGACCATAATAAATATCGTAGTTCTCATTAAAGTCTCCTATTCTCCAGTTTCTAAATATCACACCCTCCTGCTTCTCTAACCAAGCTCCCATAATCTGATGCGTATATTTCTCTGGTCTTCTCCTTCTGATATCTTGTATTTGATTTAGAAATGATATAGACAAATGATCTTTGTTGTCTATGTAAGTTGTGTGTATGTAGGTGATGCTTTGCCTGATCCCATTATAACCTTCTGGTATATCTCTGTTTTGAAAGAACCTACCATAAATCCAATGCTCTTTTGTTGTTGGGTTTAGAATTAGAATTACCCTATTGAGTTTATTCTTCACCCTTACAGATTGATCTATTTTATCAAAGTCGTCTTCGTTTGTTAGCTCCTCAGCTTCGTCTAATACAAACGTAGTTATTGCGTTTAATGATTTGAGTGCGGCAGTCTGATTACCTGATGCAGTTCTAATACCTTTAAATAATATACTAGACTTTGTTTTGATGTTAGTGATTTCGTCTTTAGTTATTCTAAAGTCTTCGACCACACCCATAAGTTCTAGCTTCTCAATAAACTCTGGTATAATAGAAGATGCAGCAGATACCATTGTATATCTAGTGAACAATATCTTATGACCTCTTTCATAAGTAAGCAGTAATAAAAATACATTTACTGCAAATGACTTACCACTACCACGACCACCAGTAACTAAAAAATATCTTGATTGATTTCCAAATGCTTGGTACTTACTATTCAGCTTCGGTGGTTTCATCTATATCTATTGTTTTTTCTTTACTACCCTCAAAGAAATTCATTATGGATATATCTACCTTTTCTGCATTACCACCAAGATCTACATAATCTTTTGGCTTCCCATAAACATACTCTACGATCATCTTACGGTCAAACTGTGATTCTCTTGCATTCTCAGCTATAAGTTTCCAAAACTCTTGTTCAGACCCGTAGACCTGTCTTATAGCGTCTGTGGCTAATACTTTTGACCTATTGCGTTTAGCGACATTCATTTTACTAGAAGTCGCTAGAGAACGCCTTAAAATGGCGTCTCCTGGCTTCTGACCATTATTCTTTCTACCATCTGTAGATTTCATATACTTTCTTACTGTTTTCTTTCTAGGCATTTAGTTTTGTATATATGTTCGTATGTTTGCCAGATCTTATCACTCCAATTAGTTTTTGTATATATCTTTTCACTCTCTGCTTTTGCACCTTTGTACTCTAATATAATTATAAAGTTTTTACCGACAGGTTTTGGATATAATTTATAGCCGTTGTTTACACACCAGGATATAGCATCTAAATTATACTTAGGCACAATCTTTTTCTTTTCAACATTCTTTTTTGACGCTTGTTCTTTCATTCATAATCTTTATCATAAATTCTATTTTGTCATAAGCGTTTTGTTCTTCACTTTCTGGGATAGACCCTATTAAGTTTATTAATCTGTTTTGTTGATATTTAAGTAGTTCTGATTTAAGTTTAGAGTTTTCTGCAATTAGATCTTGTCTTTTTGTTGTAGAGTTTTTTAATGAGTCACTATATATTTGTTCAAAGTTGGTACATAGATTTGCTAGCTTTTTATCGTGTTTAAGTATATGTGGCACAACATTGTTCAAACAATGTAAAACGTTTGTATGATGAGCTCCCATAGACTCTGCAATCTTTTCTAGTCCACAAAAAGTATGCTTTCTTGCTAGATGAAAATATATTGATCTAGCATAGACATAAGGTCTTTGTCTAGTTTTCTTTGTGATGTCAAGTTCAGTAAAATCCTCAATAAAGTTTTGTATATCAATTAACTTCATAATTATAATTTATTTTTGACAAACTTATAAAAAATTTTGCGTATTTAATAGCTAAATAAATTCCTTGACATTCCTCATACAGTTCTAAATGCTCAAAAAACTTTAGTGTTTTTTCGCATTCTCTGATAGTTGATCCTTCAGTAATATCTGTAATAGTATAATCAAAATACAGCTTTGTCAATGGATGATTAAATTGCAAAGTATTTGACATAATTATTAACTGCTCTTTCAACCTTTCGTTTTCCTGACCTAAGAAAATCATCTGATGCTTCATCTGTTATTACCTTCTTTGTTCTTTTATCTATTACTACAAATTCAAATGTATCTTTATTAAATAGTTTCATATAAAGATATGCCTGAATATCATATCCATAAAAATATTTATTGTAATCCCAGTTTGCAATATCGCCAGTTGTTTTGATATCAACAACACGATCAGAGCAAAGTAAATCTGCTTTACCTCTAAAAGGTAATCCAAAAATATAATTTATGTTTGGAACTTCTGGTTCACCACTTACAATAAGATCCTTTGCCCTACTATGTTTAAGGATGTGCATTTTTAAATCTTGTGCCCATAATCTTTCTTTTTCTAATATTATTTCTTTTTTAGAAACTTTGGCAAGTTCTTTGTACTCTTTGTTCCTTCGGGTACTTACATCTATAAAATCATAATACTCATCCATCTTATCAGCTTCTAATATTGTAACGTGAAAAAGTCTACCGTCTCGCAGTGGCTTTATGTTTGGACTAAAGTTATTATCCTCAAATAAATAATCTTCTACGCTTTCACATAATTTTTTACAAGAAGAAGATGATAAAGCATTGACACCTAGATACCCATAATAAAATACATTATCATACATCTTATCTATAATTTCATCTACGTTCCAAACAGATCCGTCAAGTAGAGTTATTGTTTTCATACTAACTTTTGTGCTTTATCTATGTGTATGTATGCAACAATCTTATTGACTCTAGTTGTATTGTCAAAGTTTGTTGTTGCTGGATTTTTACAATTAACTTCCCACTCTGGTTCAGATAAAAATAAATTATAGCAATATATACCTTTAGGTGTACTGCATATATATAAAGGTGTTTCGTTTGCACCAAAACATTCTGATACTAAATAATCGTATTTAGTTTTTTCAATCAATAGTGTATCGTAATGTTTCTTTCTACACTTAAGTTCTATACGATATCCCCATATTTCAGAATAGCAATCCCATTTTGATAACTTATCTTTTGACTTAACAAGATCAGGAAAGTGGTAAAGTTTTAGATAATCAAACAACCCTCTTTCATTATTAATAGTTATCATATAATATTTTAAGTGGATTATATACGTTTGATATAAAACAAGAGCTGCAGTTAGTACCTCTTTGACGTGCATCAAAAACCCTGTTATAAATGTTAATTAACCTAGACACTTTTTGTGCAGACAACACACTACCTTTTGTGTTAAAGACCATATCTAAATAATTAAATTCTTCTTCAGTTAAACATTCAGGACGTTTATATTTGAATAAGTTGTTTAGTTTTTCTTTTCTTTCCTCACATCCACAGTCTTCACCAAACGCCCACTTGACAGCTTTCTTTATGCCAGTCGCTTCTGTTATTTTTTCTATATCGTCACCAAGTCCTTTTGACTTGCTGTCGAAATTCTTTTTCCATTCTTTGTATTCTTTTGTTCTTTTATCTTTTGGTTCTTTCATATTATTTAATTTTATCGTAATCTTTATTAAAGAAATCCATAATATCTTCTCCAAACTTATTGGTTATAATTTCTCTATAGTTTTTACAAGAATTATAAATGCTTGTTAATGATATTTGAGTTTCACTTGCTATTTGCCTTAAACTTTTATTAGTAAAATAGTATAGTCTAAAAAGCTTTTCATCGTACCAATGCCAGCTCTTTATTTCATTTTCTATATTATTCATAATAATCTGATTTGCTTTTTCCATATTAACAACATCAATGTCTTCCTCGTATGAACTTGTCATATTTGGATTATATTCATAAGGCTCAATAGTCTGATCATAAGCATCATAGTCCTTATATTGTAAGAATATATTTTTCTTCTTTTTGTTTTGGTGTTGGTAGTATAGATTCTTTATAGTAACATAAATGTATAGTGAATTTATCTTACCATCTTTTTTTATTTTATCAGGATCAGAAATGTATTTTCTAATCCTCATATACATTTTTTGTACTAGATCTTTTGAGAGATGCCTATCCCTGCAAATACTATATGCTATCTTAATCCATTCATCATTTCTTTCAGACAGTTCTTTTAGTATCATTTTCTATTTCTTTTTGCAAATTTGCTAAAGCCCTCCAAGCTACTTTAGCTGAGTGCCTAATACCATCACTGTCAAAAGAACCTGCGTCAAGCAAGTGTCTTGACAAAGCGTCAAGCTCATCACCTGATTTTGATCTATCCCAATGTAGTTTTGTATTTGGATTATGTTGTTGGTTACCTTGGTAGCTACATCTGGCTACCTCTTTTATAGCGTCGGGAAAATACTTTAAAACACCTGAGTATACTGGTATTTTTTTTCTATCCATACCCTTAATATACTAATTTTATTTTAATTTCATATTTCTCACCATAATACTTACGTAAATCCTTTACGTAACAGATGCTCATATCGTTCTCAAAAACAATACCTTCCAAAGCATCCATAAATGCTTTGTTGATATTGTCAAGAAGATCAGGACTAGAAATTCTATATGTAAATTTAGTTTTCTGATCTTTG